TTAGTAGTTCATTTAGCAGGAGTTGAAACAATTACTGGTGCTAAGACATTTTCAGATACTATAGTTGCTCCACAAATAAAGGCATCTACAAGCGGAGGTTTAAGTCTTAATGCTAATAGTGGAACACAGATAGCTAATCTTGGAGCTGGTGGTGGTGCTAATATAACTTTATATGGAGGATTAACAGGTACAAGTGCAAGTTTCAGTTCTACATTAGGAGTTACTGGTGCTTTAAGTGGTACAAGTGCAACATTTAGCGGTAATTTAACTATTGATACAAATACTTTATTTGTAGATAGTACAAATAATAGAGTTGGAATAGGAACATTATCTCCTTTATATTCATTAGATATAAGTGGTACAGTAAATTCTAGTAGCACAGTTTCTATAAAAGGTCAAACAGACCCTACAAGTGGTGTTGGTTTAGAATTATTTTATCAAACTTCTTCTTCTTCTTCTTTCTTACAATCTTATGATAGAACAAATAGTCTTTGGAAAGATATAAAAATATATGGAAATAATTTATATTTTGGAACGCAAGGGAATAATAATTTAACCATAGCTACATCTGGAAATGTTGGTATTGGTACAACTTCACCTGCATATACTTTAGATGTAAGTGGTAATGTTGCTGCAACAAGATTTTGGGTTGCAAGTGGTGGTAATGAAACAGACCCAATGATTCGTGTAAAAGACGATACAGATACTGGTATATTTTTTCCTGCTGCAAATACTATGGCTTTTTCAACGGGAGCAGTAGAAAGATTACGTATTACAAGTGGTGGTGTTGTCATGATTAATAGAACTGCAACTGGCGGTCAATCTGCTAAACTTCAAATTAATACAAGTTCTAGTGAGGGAGTACTGGTACAACAGCAAGGTGCTGGTGGTTATTGTTATGCTAGTTATGGTGTAAGTAATGGTGGTACTTATTATTTTCAATATTTTCAAGCTAATTCATCAGCAGTAGGAGATATTACTTCTAACGGAACTACAACTTCTTATAACGTTACATCTGATTATAGACTAAAAGAAGATTTAAAAGATACTAAAGGATTAGAAAAGATATTAGGTATTAAAGTTTACGATTATAAGTACATCAATTCTGATAATAGAATGGATGGTGTTTTAGCACATGAGCTACAAGAAGTTTTACCTTATGCAGTTAATGGAGAAAAAGATGCAGAAAGAATGCAAGGGGTAGACTATTCTAAATTAGTACCAATTTTAGTAAAGGGTATGCAAGAGCAACAAGCTCAAATAGAAGAATTAAAGGCAATGATTGCAGCTAAATAATTTTACCTAAATTTGTAAAAAATAACCAAATATGAACATTACACTAACAGAAGCAGAAATTAAGCAATTAGACGCCTTTTTTCAAGAGATGCCTACAAAGTATGGTTTACCCTTGATTCAGTTCTTTGGTAAGCTAAATGAGGCTCAAAATGGCCAACAAACGGATGTTAAAGAACTAGAGGTAAAAGGATAATGAAAGACTGCGGATATGCCATACGAAAGGCTTATTTCGATAAGATTACGGCTGCTGCATTTGAGCTATCGGTATATGATACTATAGCCCCAGATGGTTCAGAGCCTCCTTTCTTATTGATAAGTAGTCAGACGTCAACAGAGACTAGCGACAAAACAAGCTATAACTTTGATGTAAGCATACAGTTTGACATTATTTACAGAACCTTCAAATCTGGGGAAGTAGGGCAAAAATCGGTTGATGAATGGGCTAATGCTCTTTTAGAGATTATTGGAACCGCACCAGCCAACTACCCAAATGCAGGTCCTAACTTTAACATAGTCACTAGGAACATGGCATCAAACCAGGCTACTTTTGATTATGTAGAAGAAACATATATTTTTAGAAGAATCATAGTAGTAAATCACTATGTAACTCAAATAACATAAACATAAAAAACAAATAAAATGGCAACTACAGGAATTTTTAACGGTACTTTACTCGTAGTAAAGGTTGGCGGAATCGCATTTGCTCACTCTACATCTTGCTCATTAAGCGTAAGTACAGACTTACCAGACGCATCTACAAAAGATAGTCAAGGTTGGGCTGCTCAAATTCAAGGACAACGTTCTTGGTCAGTATCTACAGATGGTTTAGCTGTTATTGAAGCATCTGCTGCTTTAGTAAACGTAGAAGATTTATTCTCTTCTATTAGCTCAAGAACTGATGTTACTTTGACTTTCTCTACTTTTGTTAGTGGTGACAAGATTTGGACTGGTGTTGCACAAATAGAGTCTTTAGACTTTACTGGTGACATGGAATCTCCAGCTACCTTCTCTGCATCATTTACTGGTACTGGACCATTAGTGATGACTACCAACGCATAAACTAAAAACCAAAATATATGAGAGGACAATTTAACCTATCACTTTCTGATGGTAAGGTAATACCGCTTCGTTTCTGTACATGGTCTCTAAAGAGATTCTGTCAGTTACAAGGTATAGGACCTACTGAAATAGGTACAGCTTTAAGTGGTGAAACCGCTTTAGATGCAATAGTTAACCTAGTTAGGTCTGCTGCTGAATATCCATTCTACAAAGAAGGGAGAACTCCAGACTTCAAAGAGATTGACGTATGCGACTGGATAGATGATATGGGCGGTATTGCAGGAACTCAGTTCCAAGATATTATGGCTACATTATCTGAAAGCATGAGTAGTGGCATAGAGCAACCTAATTCTACATCAAGCGAAGGTGGTGATGAAAAAAAAAATTAGAATGGCTTGACATAGAAAGATATACAATGGGGGAGTGTCAAATACTTCCCCATTTGTTTTGGGATATGACCATGGCCGAACTAGACTTTATTTGGTACGGTTATAGGCATAAAGAAGAACAAGCCTGGGTTAGAACAAGATGGCAAACAACTTTGCTTATTAATATCCAACTACCAAAAGGTAAAAAGGTTAAACCAACTGAGCTAATTGAGTTAGATTGTGATAAAAGGAATAGAAAGAAGAATGTAAGAATAATGAGTGACGAAGAGTTACAAGAGGTATTAAAGAAATACGAAAATATTAAACCAGAATAAAAATGGCTAACGAAGAAGGTATAAAAATTCCCATTATTGCCGAAGATAGGTTTACTGAAACTATTAAAAAGATTGAGGCTTCCACTAAAATATTCGGTGAAACGGCAAAAAATACAGAAAAATATCTAGCTGCTCTTGAAAAAGAAATGGTTAGATTAGTAGCTAATGGGATGGACCCAGCTAATAAGAAGATAGTTGAAATGAAGGCTAATTATGATAAGTTAAGCCAATCTCTTAATAGTGGTGGAGGTTCAATAAAAGAATCAAATAAAAAGTGGAATGCACTATCATTAATCGTACAGGATTTACCGTTTGGATTTAGGGCTATTCAAAATAACTTACCAGCATTGGTTGGTAGTTTTGCTGCTGCTGGTGGAGCAATATACTTAGCGTTTTCTGTTGCTATTGCGATTGCCACTTCTTTTGAAAAAGAGATATCAAGTCTATTTAGTACTGTTACTGAGGCAGATAGGATGCAAAAAACATATAATGCTTCTATAGAGGCTGGTCAAAAGGCTTATGCTGATACTAAGTTACAAGTAATGCTACTTAATGACCAAGTAAAAGAAGCTGCTGGTAATAAGGATAAAGAAAAGAAAGCTGTTGATGATTATAATGATACTATTGGTAAAACATTAGGTCATCTAAATACGTTTAAGGAGGTTCAACAATCTTTAATAAATCAAGGAGATGCTTATGTTAATTATATATTTAAAATTAACATGGCTAATGCTGCGGCTGCTAAAGTAGCTGAGGAGTCTGCTAATATGATGATTGCGGCATTTAAGGACCCATCTAAATTTATAGGCACTTGGGATAAAGTGTTTAGTGCTCAAATTAATATTTTTGGTAATTTAACAGCTGCTGCTATTGGAACTGCAGAAGAATTAGCTAAAAGAGGTAAGGAAAATCAACAAGCTGCTATTAAGGATGCTGGTTTAAATGCTGTAGCTGCTGAAAAGGTATATAACACATTAAAGACACAAGCTGAAGAAGCTAAAAAAGCATTGAAGTTTGGTTCTTTTGCTGACCCTAAAGATGCTCAAAAGGCTCTTAAGCAACAACAAAGTGTTAACGAAAAAGTTATCCAAGACTTAATTGATGCTAAAAAGCAAGAACTTAAGATGGTTGAAGATGATGCTTTTAGAAAGTTTGAGATTGCTAAACAATTAGCTATGCTTGAAAGGAATCTAGCATTAGAGAAATTAAAGAATGCTGGATATACTGCACAACAAACTGCTTCATTAGAAGAAGGGATTTATAAAGAATATGCTAATAATATTGTTTTATTAGATGCTTCTATGCAAGAGCAGTTATTAAACAATTCTAAGAAGCTATCTGAAAAGAAGAAAAAAGAGAAAGAGAAAGAACTTAAAACAGCTGTTGATTTTGCTAAGAAACAAGCAGATGTAATAAAAACACAATCAGATGTTGAACAGAAATTATATAGAGGCAATCTAAATCAAAGACAACAAGCATTAAAAGAAAGTATGGCTAAATTAGCCGTATTAGCTGCTTACGCCTTAAATCCTAAAGTAGCTCAAGCATATCTTGATATGTTTGATAAGCTAGATGCACAATTAAAGGGATTAGGAGATAACTGGAAAAATACAGCTATAAAAATAAACTCTGTAATACAAGATTTCTTAAATGAGTCTTTTGTATCACTTGGAGAAACTATTGGTAAAGCATTGGCTGGTGAAAATGTAAATGTATTTCAAACATTAGGTTTAATTATTGCAGATGGTCTTTCTCAAATAGGTAAAGCCTTAATTAGTTTTGCTGTACTTGAGGGAATGGCATTATTAGCCCTTGAAAATCCACTAGCTTGGCCAGTTGCCTTAGCTGCTGGTGTGGCTGCAGTAGCTGCTGGAGCATTACTTAAATCAACTCTTAGTAGTAAGAAAACAAATAAGTTTGCAAATGGTGGTATTATCTCTGGTCCTACAATGGGATTAATGGGTGAATATCCAGGTGCAAGTTCTAATCCAGAAGTAGTAGCTCCTTTAGATAAACTTAAAGATATGATTGGTGGTGGTGGAGGTGGTACATTTGTATTAAAAGGACAAGACTTACTTTTGTCAGTAAATAGAGCACAAAAGGCATCAAATATTAAAGGACAAAACATTAGTTTAGCATAATGGCATACGGATTAAGATATACGATGACTGAGAAAATGAGAGATGGTAACTCAGCTATTGTAAAAATATACCAAGACTCTTATACTGGAGATTTTTATACTTATAAACTTACTGGTATAAGTCTTGCACCAAACTCTAATGAAGAGGACCCTATTGGTGGTATTATATCTTCTCAATTAAATGTATCTTTTTTAGTATCTACAACAGATGATTATAATAATTTTCCAGACTTATTAAATGCAAATGACAGAAAATATTACGTAGAATTAGTATATACTTCTGGTATTAGTGGAGAATTAGTAAAATGGAGAGGTTTTATATTTAATGATTATATAGAAATTCCATTTACAACTGGTTATCAAGAAGCAAGATTTGTGTGTGTTGATGGTTTATCATATTTAAAATATTCTAAATATAGTTCAGTAAATGGTAATTTAAACTCTACAACTACATTATTAAATATAATTAATGTTTGTTTAAATGAAGTAGCTTTTCCATCAACAACATATCTTTATTCTTGTTGTTCATATTTTGCATCAGCCATGTATGATAGAAGTATTTCTGTACAAAATGAACCGTTTGACCAAACATATATGTACAAAAGGGATTTTGTAGGTCTTGATTATTTTACTATATTAAACAATATTGTAAAATCTTTCGGATGTAGATTATTCCAATATGAAGGTATATGGTATATATTGCCTATTAATGAGATGGCTGCATCTACTATTTATTATACAAAAGTATTGCTAGGTTCATCTCCTTCGTATGTTACAGGCGGAACATTAAGCACAGCGGTAACAATATCTCCATATTCAGCTGGTAATGTTCATTTTATAGAAAATAGTCAAACTAAAATTGTAAGAAAAGGATATTCAAGAGTAATAGTAAATACAAATTTTGAGTTTGTAGATAACTATATAAATAATGGTGATTTTAAACAATATGGTTCAACTTCGGCTGCACCTACATCATTTGATGTAACACTAACTGGTGCTGGATTTATTACTATTTATGATTTACCAGATGATAAATATAATGATGTAAGACTACAAGCTGGTACCAGTGCTGGTGGAGGTGGTACAGTTCAATTTGAAATGAGTGGAAATGCTGGAACTCCTGCATATTTACCTTATATGATTAATCAGCCTGGTGATGTATCATTTGAATATGATTTATACTATGCAGGTCCACTTCCAGGATATGGTCAACCAGCAAGATGTAAAATGTTTATAATAGTTTATGTTTCTGGAACTGCTTATTATTTAAAAAATGATGATACATGGACAACAACTGCATCATATATAGAATTACCAGAACATAATACAGCTGGTTTATTTACAAGTCCAAGAGGAGTATACACAAAAAATATACCATTTGGCATAACTGCTGCTGGTACAGGAACGTATGTTTATGGATATACAAAAGTTGGATTCTTACTTGATTTAAACTATAGTTATTTTAGAATTAGAGATTTTAGATTAAGACAAGGTTCTGATACTTATTCTTCAATACAAGTAAAAAGAACTTTAGGTTCTAACTTAGCATTAGAAAAAACAATAGATGTTCCTTATGGGGCTACATATCCAGATACTTTTCAGCCAAATACAATAGGAACATTATATAGTAGTGCTTTAAATAAACTTACTGGATGGTATAGATATGGATTGGCTGGTACATATTCTAGTTTAAATATATTATTATGTAGACAATATTCAAATATATTTAATAAAAATATTGCTACACTAGAAGCTGATTTAGGAGCCTTACAAAATAGTGGTGGTATTGGATTATACTTACAAGCAAAATATACTATGAATGATACAAGTCCAGGTGCATTATCTTATAGTGGTAAAACATTTATGGCTAATAGATTAACTGTTATACCATCAGTTAATCAAACTCAAGCGATTCAATTATTAGAGATTACGAATACGGATAATGCTTCTACGCAAACAATAACCTATCAATAAAAATTAAGAAATGGCTATCTTAGGAACTAATGTTATTTTATATTATTGGAATGGTTCTTCAAACATTCCATTTGGGGCCGCTACAAACTGCTCATTTGATGTTAGTACAGACCTATTAGGAGTAGCTTCTTCATATTCTGCATGGTTTACAGATTCAGTTCCTAATTTATCTACTTGGACAGTAAATTGTGATGGTTTTATAGCTAATGGTGATTATGAGTATAAATTAATGCTTGATGCACAATTAGCTAGAAATCCTATAACTATTAAGTTTAGTATAGGAACATCACCAACATATATTTTATCTGGAACAGCTAACATTGTATCAATAAATGCCACTGGACCAGTAGAGAATGTTGCAACTTATAGAATAACGCTACAAGGAAGCGGAAGATATACAATATCTTAAAAATAATATTATGGCTATTTTAGGTACAAATTTAGTTTTATCATATCGTGAGGCTGGAAATACTTATTCAAATTTTGCAGCTTCAACTAATTGTTCTTTTGATGTAAGTACATCACAGATAGATGTAACTTCTTATTCTTCAGATTGGTTTAAGGAATATAAAAATGATATATCAGAATGGAGCATTACTTGTGATGGATTAATTTCTATAGGTAATTATGATTATAAGGATATGCTTGATGCTAATTTGAATAGAACTAAAATAACTGTCAGATTTGACATAGGAACTGCATCAGCAAATGTTATTTATGGATATGGTTATATTACTTCATTAACACTTACTGGCCCAGTAGAAGGAGTTGCTACATATTCTGTTACTATTCAAGGAATAGGACCATATACTTACAGCAATCCAAGTAATTGTGGAAGATATTATGTTACTATAACAAGTGGAGGTGGTGGAACAGTAGAATATGTTGATTGTAACGATAATCAATCGTATGCAATAGCATTAAGTGGACCTGGTTCATTCTATCAATGTGCTCTTATTTCTGGTGGATTAGCTCAAATATTTATAACAAGTGGAACTGGAACAATATCTCCAACTGGATTATGTGCAAATCAATAATAAATGAAACATCTTAAAGACTATTTACTAATCATACTATCAGCATTTTTTGCTGTATGGCTTTATTTAGAGTTTAACAAGACTTATAAGCCAGTTGACTTTAGTGATTTAAGCAAGTTTTCTAAGATTAAAGAGGTTAGAGACACATTGTACAAGAATACGTACAAGATTAGATACATAAAAGGGGATTCTATTCCCTTTGTTATTATAGCTAACGATACGACCAAAATTCATGATACAGTACGTATAATATCCGATTATATGCGTACTTATGCGTATTCTGATACGATTAAGCAAGATTCCAATATCTTTGTGATAGATGATACTATCAGCCAAAATAGGATTATCTCAAGGGGATTTAAAGCCAATTTAACCGAAAAAACCATCTATATTAAAGAGTATTATGCTCAAAAAGCCAAATTTGGTCTTTATTACGGCATAAGAGGCGATTTTAGCCAAGATAAAGGATTAGAAGTACTAAGTCCTGGAATCTTACTAAATGCCAAAAATAAGGCTCTAATAGGTCTTAGTGTAAATATTAATAAAAATTATAATATTAGTTACTCTGGTAGCGTATATTTTAAGATAGGTAAAAAATGAATTACGGAGAGACATTTATGAGTAAGTTAAAAGAGCAATCTTTTACTATTTTGATTTTAGTTGGGATAATGTACTATCAAAATACTCTTTTTACCAGTCAAATGAACGAATATAAGCAAATGATTAAGTCAAAAGAGGAACTAATACTTAAATTGACTGAAGAGGAAAGGCAGAGATTAATAGATAGAGAAAAGTACCTAATAGGTCAAAGGGATGAGTTTATTAAAGAATTAAAAGAAAGTAAACGATGAAACAGTTTTTTACAGAGGATAATGGCAGATTGAGCATGAAGAGATTATGTGGCTTATTATGTGTTATCGCACTTTGTGTAACAATGTATCATAATAGTTTTAGCGAATTAGCAAAGGCACCAAGCGAAGCATTAGTTTATGCAGTTGCATCATTAGCTTTTGGTTGTTTAGGATTAACTACGGCAGAAAAAATATTTCAAAAAAAATAACCATGTCACATTTCAATCAAATGGATGCAGAATTAACTCCAATAGGAATTGTTATAACATCAATATCATGGTTAAACATTTTTGGTTTAGTAGAATTAAATCCATTGTTACAAACTATTGTTTATTTGATGACTATTTTTTGGTTAGGTATGCAGATGTATAGCTTCCTAAAAAAGCAGTTTGCAAAAAAGAAGTAATTTTACTATATGAAACTATCAGAACACTTTGCACTAGCAGAATTTACTCGTAGTGAGTCAGCTAAAAGACATGGAGTATCTAACGAACCAACTCCAGAGCATTTAGAGAACCTTAAAGTTCTTTGCGAAAAGGTATTAGAGCCTATTCGTACTAAGTTCGGTCCATTAAACATATCAAGTGGCTATAGAAGTAAGGTCCTTAATCATTATATTGGTGGTTCTTTAAGTTCACAGCATTGTGAGGGTAAGGCTGCAGACATAGACCAAGATGGTATGGGTGGTGCATCAAATACAGAAATATTTAACTACATAAAAGATAACTTAGAGTTTGACCAAATGATTTGGGAGTTTGGAGACAACAATAAACCAGACTGGGTTCACGTTTCTTATAATGAAGTTAAAAATAGAAAGCAAGTGTTGAGAGCACTTAAGGTTAACGGCAAGACTGCCTACGCACCTTACAAGTAGACTAACCAAAACAAACAATATGGCCAAAGCCAAAAACGTAGGGATTATTGGAGATACCCATTTTCCCTTCTGCCATCCTAAGTATCTAGACTTCTGTTATGAAGTCTTTAACAAATTCCAATGTTCTGAAATTGTCCACATCGGTGATGAAGTAGATAACCACGCTATCTCATTTCACGAGCATAATCCTAATGGAGAATCAGCTTCTAAAGAGGCTGTTTTAGCTATGCAACAATTAAACATCTGGTACAAGAGATTCCCTAATGTAAAAGTATGTATCGGTAACCACTCAGCCCTTCATAAAAGAAAGGCCGTAGCGAACGGATTACCAGAACGTTTCATCAAATCCTATGAAGATGCCTGGGAAGCTCCTAGAGGCTGGAAATGGGCCTTAGAATGGGAAATGGATGGTGTTTTATATACCCATGGTACTGGTAGTTCTGGACAAGCTGGTGCAATCAATAGAGCAAGAGATGCTCGACAATCAACTGTTATAGGTCATATTCACTCCTTTGGAGGGGTTTTGTACTCTTCTAGTGATAAGGATATGATATTTGGTATGAACGTAGGCTGCGGAATAGATATTAACGCCTATGCAATGGAATATTCACGACCTTTCCCCAAACGACCAACATTAGGATGTGGAGTTGTTTTAGATGGCGGAAGAATTGCTATATTTGTGCCGATGCCTTTAGGGTCTAAGATAATTAGGCTACCCAGGAAGTAACATTTAACAAACCCACTTTAGACAATTAACAAATAAGTGTGTATTGTATTGATAATCAATATGGTATGCACTTTTTATTTCTATAATAATTAAAACGTAATTTTGTATGAGTACCGAAGAAGCAAGAGAATTGATTGACAAATTGATGAAAGAAAGAGATTTGTTAGAGGCGAAATTAAAAGTGATAGCAGACAGACTTAGGTACTTAGTTTATAAAACTTAGAATATGTTAATGCACATTATACAGTTGACTGAAGATGATGAAGATGAAGGATATGATTTATCCGATAATTCTGAGCAATCTGATGCCTATATAAACATATATCAAGTAGCAAGTGTTACTGGTGATGAAGAAAATGATAAAAGATGTTTTGTGTACATGGCTAATGAAGATTATTTCTATGTAGACGAATCAATAGATGATTTCATTGGTAGGTATCAAGCAATACTTTATGGCTCAGTATTAACAAAATTTTATAATAGTTCTAATAAACAGAACTAAAGATGCTCTCTCATAGGTGGTTTTGGTTTGGTTTTGGTAAGGGCCTCCAGGTAAAATCTGGGGGTTTTTTTATGTACAAAAAAGGCCCACTATAAAAATAGTAGGCCTAACCTTTAATCTATCTACAAAACACAACTTATTTTATTTTCTGTTCTTTAATTGCAAATGTAATGATTGTTGTGATACAAAGTACATATAATGCTCTAATAAATACATTCCAGTTGATAGGATTCCATTCTCCATATACAAATGCGAATGGAATGTAAGTAAATGTAAATAAACCAAAAATGCCAAGTAGTACTTCTTTGATGTTTTTCATACTAGAAAGGTAGTTTTTCTTTTGTTACAGAAGGGTCTGGTTTCCATAAATCCATTTCTACATAGAAATCTGATTCACCAGGTTCAAATGTTTTCTTCATTTTAAATAGGATGTTTGTCCATCCTTTGTTTTCTGCTGCGAAGTCATTAATCTTTTTTAAGTCATCTGGACCTAGGGATATTTTCCTAAGTGGTCCGTAAGCTGAAGTTAACGTCTTGCATCTCCCAAGATAGTTGTCTCTTGATTTGGCCATGATATTTGTTTTAATTGTTAAATACTATTTTTTAATTCACTCTTTAGTTTCTCTAAGTAAAGAACAGCATCCATTAATTCTTGCTGTAGATGTTCTACCCAATCCTTAACATTCAAATCTGTTCTATCTAAGTTAGTTCCGTATTTAGTAAGGCCTAAATTGGCTCTTTCTTTATACTTAATAACTACAGATTCTACTATTGAATCTAATTCTTGATTATTCTGCATCCTTTTTGTATTTTTTTACTTGAGCTTTAAGTGCTTCTCTCCACTTTAAATCTACTGAACCATCATCCAATATTGATTGAATTAAGTCAATAGTTTCGTTAGATACAAACTCTTTAGCCTTTTTAGTAGCTTTAGGAGCTTTTTCTGCTTTGTTTTCTAATTCTAAATCTTCCATGTTATTTTAATTTATCTGCCTTGACCTAAATATTTTTTAGGCTTAGGACTATGTTTGTTATACGATTTTTTAGCTCTACCTCTTTTACGACTTCCGAAGCTCACCTTCGATGAATTGCCAGTCTTTGCTTTCGCCATCTTCATTAAATATTTTAACTATAATTTGTTCATCTCTTAACTGTTGGCATAACATTGCAGTACCTCCGCACATAGCAAGATTGATTAAGAATGACATCTGTTCTGGTGATGCCTTATCACCTATAGCCTTAATCTCACAAGCCATAAATTGACCATATTTTTTATTGTAGCCAATTATGTCTGGAACTCCTTTTTTACCAATAAATGCTCTACCTTTTACTGCTAAATTATTATTACGCCATACTTCATGTCCTCTTTCACGTAAATAATCTAACATCATTTTTGTTAAATCAGAAGCCGTTTTGTATGCTGCCATAAATCAAAGTTACTATATATATTTAATATATTAAGCGTGTCTAATCATTTCCTCTGTAGGAAACTTTACATATTTTACTGTTTCTTCTACCTTTATCTCACTGGCTCTGAAGTATCTACGAGCTTTTTTGCGTAGCATTTCAGCCCTCATAAAGTAGATTCTATCTCTAAGGTCAAAGTTTATAGCAAAGAACTCAATACGAGTATCAGATATACCAGATGGTTTACCATCACGTTCATATTCTATCCAAAAATACTTATTAATTAGGGCCATGGGAGCTTGTATAACAAGCACCTTAGTATTCTTAGCAAATAGTTTAATTGCTTGATAGGTACCATCTTGGTTACGAGCCTCCTCTATTTCAAACTTTCGTCTATTTCTATAGCCATTATACTTTCCCATTACTTATAATCTATAAAGGTCATTGTCTCTGGTAAAAATCTAAGAGCAATATTTTTAGTACTGCCATGCCTATTCTTTTCTACTTTACAAATAACCAAATCATTAGTTGGATATTCTTTGCCACCAATTTCTATTGGGTTAGTCATTTCGTAATAATTAGGCCTCATCAGCATAATAACAGCATCAGCATCTTGCTCAATAGAACCAGATTCTCTTAGGTCAGAAAGCTGTGGCATTTTATCAGCTCGTTCTTCTACTTTACGAGATAATTGAGATAAGGCGATAATCGGCACTCCTAATTCTTTGGCTAAAGATTTAAGACTTCTACTAATCAAACTCACCTCTTGCTCTCGGTTTTGGTTTGTTTTGTTTTGTCCACTCATAAGTTGCAAGTAATCTATAAAGATGACCTTTATACCATACTTCTGCTTCATTATGGTTGCTTTAGCCCTTAATTGGGAAATACCTATACCGCCTGTATCTTCAATATGTAGAGGGGATAGTAAAATCTTATCATCAGACTTCAAAAGAATCTTTCTCTCTTCGTCATCCATTAAATTCATTCTAAGGCGTTTTAAGGGCACCATGCTCGTAATTGACTCTAACCTTTCAACTAACTGCTCGGAGCTCATTTCGAGGCTAAAAATGGCCACTGGAACCTTCTGCACAATACATAGATGGTAAATAGTAGAAAGCATGAAAGCTGTCTTACCCATTCCTGGTCTTGCAGCTATGATAACTAAGTCTGGTTTGCACCATCCAGCCAATGTGTTATTAATCTCCTCAAAACCAGTATTAAATCCTAAAAGTTGACCACTTTGTGCTTTGTCTCTTGCATAGTTTAGGCCCATAATAACATCATCTATGCTTTTTTCGTGGATATTACCGAACTCTTGTAAAGCTATAAGTTTACTATTTACAGTAGAAAGTAAAGCTATAGCTTGACTATCATTGTCTAAACATTCCATCTCCGTTTGTTTAAACAGCATGTATGCCTCACGTTTTTTGTATAACTCAACTACCATATCAATGTGTGTGTTAATATGCGAACCACCAGTTACATTATCAGTTAACTTTGAAAGATAGTAAGCACCTCCTAATTCTTTTATTGTCTCATCGTTAACTAATTTCTGTGCTATTGTAGATAAGTCTATAGAAACATTATCATCGTACATTTTTTTAATAGTAGCAAAAACTTTTTGGTGTCCTAAGTCATAAAATATTTCTGTTTTTAGATGGCCTACGACTAAAGGAAGTACTCTTTTGTCTAAAAGTATTGCACCAAGTATGTTCTTTTCTAGTTCTTTGCTATATGGTAATAAAATTGCTTCCATTATTTTAATTTAATCTTTGTTGATGATTCTGTATTGTTACCAAATTGGGAACTATTACGTTTCCATGTTCTTACTGCTGCCTTCCAATCCTTCATAGGGTTTTTACCTATCAACCATCCTCTTGCTTCGTAATGGTCTATAAATTGAGAGGCATCTAATATAAAGCCAATTTCCTTAGAATATTCGTTTACTAACTCAGCCGTAGGCCTAATAAATGTATTCTTATTGTTAGTGTTATTGTTAGGTAAACTTTTTATACCGATTTCGGTAAAGTTTTTTGTATGCTCTGGTAAACTTTCTTTACCATTGGTAAACTTTTTGTAATCGTTTAAATATTCCATAAATACTGACGTTACACGTAAGTGTTTTGTAGCCATACTTTTTTGTACTAACTGCTTATCTAACAATGAGTTAATGATATTCATTATGGTTTGCTTAGATAGGTCAAGGTCCTTACCCATTGTTTCTTTGCTCATGTAGCACCAATGCGATTCATTGTTCTGCATACGCATAATCGTATCTAATACGCAGTATTCATTGCACGAGAGTTTAAATTCCTTCCGTACTGGATGAATTATTGTTGTGTAAAATTGTGACATTAAGTTATTTTTTTATACGAAACACTACAACCCTGGCGTTATGGGTAAAACGCCTTTTTAGTATTGGGTTGAGTGATTCTCGTATGGTTTGTGCGTTGATATTGGTCTTTCTGTTTGCTTGTGCTATTGACTTAAATGCTATCTCTTCTTTGGTATCAAGATAAATCATTCTCACTTGAATGTTGTTCTCCAATCCCCTTATCTCTTGACTCATTTGGTTTATAGTGGTTTTTTAGTCCTTTCATAAATTGTTGATTACTATACTTAAACTCTCTTTTGACGAAGAACTTTTCATCGATTTCTCCTCCATCCATTGCGTTGGGATATACGAGAACGTCATCGTCGTAAAAGTTCCTAACCATGCCTGTGTCGTATAATATGACTTTCCAAACTGTGTTTGTATCGGAACCGTAGTCAATCCAGGCGATTGCTTTACCGTACCCAAGTGGAGTATGTACATCAATAGTATTTTTTAATTGGTAAATCATTTTCTTATAAATTGTTTTATTTCTATTATTGTCATGGCGGTACAATAAACAATAAGAAAAAGTGGTACTGAGATAAAAAAAAACTTTATCATACCTAATGTATTTTTTATCATACTATTTAGTTTTAGGCATTATAGGTTTAACTACTTTCTTCTCTTTTTTCTCAAGCCAATCTAATATATCATCTGCTCTTTCAAAGAGTTTACTATCCATGCCTTGGCCTAATGCTACCCACATAGCGAATTGCTCGTTAGTCATTGTTGGTTGATTCATGTTATTTCTTTAATGCGATTTTAAATGTTGTTGTACTATACTTAGGAGCTGGGTAAATCATTTCGCCAGTTTCTGGGTCTACTAAAGGGTCTTTAATAGTTTTAAGTAGGTTTTCTCTTTCTTTTTGCTTATACTTAATAGCTTCTAACTCTTGATTCATTTTAAGCCATGTATGGTCACCATCGTAAGCATATTTAACGCCAGACTCAAACTTACTTACTTCGGCTCCTAGAACCTCTGCTTTTCCTTGTGGATGACTTGATAGAATTGTTATAACATCTTCCTTTAAATCAGTTCTAATGCCATCTAAAAGCTGTATTAAAGCCTCTGCCTTAACAAGCATCTCAAGAGGATTGTCTCCAGTCTCTCTGAAATGAGAAACGATAGTTTGTTTTAGTAACTCAATACTAAATTTTGTAGGTTCAATAGATGATAATTCAACCTTTGGTAATAATGTAAAACTCATTTTATTTATTTTTTGGTTAATGATTCTTTTTTCATGGATAATAGTTTTTTTAGCTGTTCGTTAGAATCGAACACTTGCTTATAGCCAAAATAGATGTCAGTTAATTGTTTCATTTTAGTGCTGTTTGCTATTTCTACTTTTATAGCTTCTAAATCAACCTCTTCTGTATCTTCTATTATTTCTGCTACTACTTCTTTAACTGGCTTGTTAGGTTTTTTTGCCTCTTCTGGTCCAGCAAAGTCCATCTCTTCAGCAGGTGTAGCTTCAAATCCAGCAGACTTCATTAACCATGCAAGTAAGTTACGATATGCCTTACCAATAGAACGAGTTTGTGCCATTGATAAAATTGCGTACTCATCAAATCTTTTCTTACTATGTTCAAAGTTGCTACAGATTGCTACTCCAGTAGCTACTAACTGACCAGTATTAATATTTCGTACTTCGCACTTAGCCATGTACTTTATTTCTACTTGACCAGGTTCTGTGCCTCTTCGAGTTAAGTCCGTAGTTTCTGTGATAATCGGCATTAACCCTAATGAGGCTCCAGCAAACTGCCATCCTTCAACATTAACGAATTGCTTACCTTGAATATTGCTTGATAAGCCTTTCTCTTTAATAAGTTTTGCTAATTGATTTGATAATTCAAGCATATCATCTGCTTTAATCAAATCGTACATTGGTTTAGTTATTTGATTTTCCATTTTTTAGTTGTTTTGTATTTGTGATAAATTGGTTTGGGAAAAATTGCACATGATTAATTGGATTCTCATCCCAGTAACTAACTAATAGTTGCATTAGTTTATAGGATGCTTGATTGTAATTCATCTCGTGAATTATTTTAGCTACGAATAGCTTTTGCTCTTGTTCTGATAATAAGTGGAATGTAGATATCATAGTATTTGGTTTTATTGTAAGGCGTATATATTATTTGGTGTAAATAATTGGTCCATAACAGCATCGTATTTTTCCATGTAGAATGGTATTACTTCTATGTCGTTCACAAAAGTGTGAATCCCATGTAGTATAGTTGTTCTATCCCTTTTGAAATGAGGAGCTATTTGAGCAGCTTTTTGGCAGTAAGCAGTATGCAATATGTAATATGCCATATTACGAGCTAAAACTAACTCTCTATTTCTCTTAGGACTTAACAAGTTTTTCATCTTTACTTCAAATACTTGTGTTACTACTTCTATAAGTTCATTTATTAACTTGCGTTCTATCTTATAAACTTTGTTAATGTTTAAAGATTCTCTTGATGGTCTGCCTCTATTCACTGTAATCATTTATTTGGTTTTTTAATGCTTCTAATTTTTTAGCATAATAAGCTGTAACAATTTCTACTGTTTCATAATCGTGCTTATCTAAACGAGTCTTTAACAGATAAGGCGTAAGCCCAGTGATGGCACATATTTTTTTAATATCACCATGTTTAAGCATAGCCCGATAATCCTTAACTTCTATCATCTTGGGGTGGGTTGTTTTTGTTAATTAATTCTTGTCCTAATTCTGTAAGTGTTCTACAAAAAATAGTAAAAGTTTTTCCGTCTTGTGTAAAAGTAACTTTAGCCTCTTCTGTGTTACTAAGCACTAACTTTATAGCTGGTTCTTGGCCATCTATTTTCTCGTTAGCTGCTGCGAATACTTGAGGTTCTCCATCGTCAAACTTAAAGCACCATTCTGCTGGGAATACGATTGTTTCACCTTTTACGTCTACTGTTGTGTTGTCGATTAATTCTTGTTCTTGATTTTCCATGTTTATTGTTGTTGTTGATTAAATAATTTAATATGTCTGTCTATTCCATGAACTGCGGCATCTAATGATGAGTAGTAAGAACTCCTCCAGTAGAACCATTTACCATTTAGAATTTGATTATCCCATTTAATAACCATTCCTTTATAGGTGTATTGTTTTGAGATTCTTCCGTTGCTGTTAACATAAGTGTACTCTTCTTTGATGCCTTTCTTTTTTTGCTCAAGGGTTAGTTTTTTGTTCATTGTTTATTATTATGGTGTGGTAACTGTAAACAAGACTTTTTCTTCTGATAATGCTTTACCTAAAGATAAATTTTGATAGACTAAATACGCCTTATCGTAATTTTTACCCATAGTTCCAGAAACTATAAGTCCATCTTTTCTAGTAAAATAGAAGGTCTCGTTTAATAAAAAGTCGTGCTCTTCGATAAATTGGTAAGTGTTCATGTTATTTTGTTTTGGTGTTTAATTTAGAATGTCTGGTAAAATAGGTTTTTTTCTCTCCGATAACTGTTTTTCTCATTAGTAGCTCATACTCTAATGCTTCTATAACAGTTTTGCTAGTGTCGTTGTAGTAGACTTGTTCTCCTTTGCGAAGTAATCTACCAGTAAGACTGCATCTGCAGTCAAATGTTGCGGTAATTAATCTGAACATAATTTGTAGTTTTTTGCTTTGGTTTAGTAAAATTAAAGGTTTTTTGTTATTATTTAATATTTTTTAGTTAATATAATGTTAAAACGTAAAAAGTTTTTGTCTATAAAAGATTTTTGTCGGTGCTAGATTTTTGGCAGGTTTTTGCGTACCTATACCCAAGCAGATTTTTAGGCCTACCAGATTTTTGGCACGTTGCCATAAACGTTGCATCATTGTACAATGTTTAGACATCGATGTTATAACATTAAAGGATAGTTTTTGCACGTGTATGCACGTTAATATATACTAACTTTTTAAGCTATTTACAGCCCTATTTGAGCTGTCTTTGTTATTGGTCGGTACATATATACCAACCGCATAATTTAACCGCCTTATTTAGCCTTATTTCGCTAAATATTCAGCCTCTTTTATTTGGCATATTTTATCACCTAAAATTCTAGTATTATAAGACTGAAAAACTATACCGCCTCCATACTGTTTATTATGGAATTTTTTCCCCCCTAATTGGCGACTTAAATACAAAGCTCTTTGGTATGTGTCGGCTAATTGTAAATAATGTACTACATAACGAGGGTTGCCGTATGTGTCATTGTTAATTTGTGTAAACATGTGTTTGAATTTTGGTTAATATAAAGGCCCAAATGAATGGGCCTCTATTTCGGCTAATATCAAGCCTCATCAGTTAACCTAGCACTGGTACAATATTCTCAACCTCATTTACTGGTATTTTATGACAGCCAACTAATAAAGTATCATTTTCAAGGCCATTAAATCTATATTGTCCTATGTGTTGACCAATTAACAAAGTATTATTTTTTAATCTTTGGTAAGCATCAAAAAATATATTTTTAGGCATTTTAACCCCTCCAGATGTTTCTATTTCCTCGGTTTCTTTATTAAATCTTAAAAGGTTTGTTCCAATACCCCAAACTGTAGAAACCTTAAAGTCTCTAAAATGCTGGATTTTGTCGGCTGCATCAGATAAAGCCTTTTCAAATGCTATTCTCTCTTTTTCGGCTCTTTTATGTTGCCAATTTATATAAGATTCTGAATGTGTATACTTAAAAACAAAATTCCCTATGTTCATAAATCTTTCGTGTATTGATAAACCTTGTACTTTAGGCAAAGTAAAAATAGATAAATCTTTAAGCTCGTAAAATTCGCAATAATTACGAAAGCTATTAAGATATACATTTATTAAATTAATATAGGCCTCTTTTGATTTTGTTGCCTTGACTAATTTTTGTTCAGTTTCCTCGGCATCGTTTAAATAGCTAATTAAATTATTATAATGCATCATTAATAATGGCATTGTATCTGGAAAGGAATTAACGTTAAATACTGGATATTGAGAGGGTATAGCACGTTTAACCAAAGACTGGTGCTTATTCGTTGTATTTGAATAGCTTTTGTTATTGAATAAAACCGCCTTTTTATTGTTATGCTCTACTATTTGTGCAATCTTAAAATGATATCCATAAGAATATATAGACTCATTTTCAAAAAACATTGATGAGCCTTTGCCTTGTGCTTGTTGCTGATTGGCCCAAATGTGTGTTAATTCTGGATTGTTAAATTGAGTTTTCATTGTGTTATTGTTTTGTAGTGTTTAAGATTGTTAGTTATTGTATTCGTTTTGATAATATTCAGCCGCCTCAATTATTTTGTATATTAACTCCTCATCTGTTAAGTAAACTAATTCGGAGCTGTCAAACTCATCAGTTTGTAAAGCCTCTAATTTTTCTACTAGAAAACGTCTTGAAATTGTTTCTTTTTGTGTTTGTGTGTTTGTCATTGTGTTAAGTTTAAAAGTTATTTATTAATTCATTATTTCGACTCTTTAAGGTATTTAATTGGTCAGTAATTTGCCAAAAATCCTCATGTAATGCTTGACATGAATTTACGAGCTCATTTAATAAATCATTATCATTAAGATTTAAAAGCTCTGGACTAGCTCCGCATTTAGTTATTACTATGCAGTTGAATATTGTTTCTCTTTGTTGATGTGTCATTGTATTAGATTTTATTTGTATTTTGTTAAATCTTGCCATATTGTTTTTGCAAGGGTAAATAATAGAGTGCCGATAATTAAAAAACCGATAAGCTCAATTAATGTGATGTGTGTGTTCATGTTATTTGATTTTAGTTAATAAATAATCGGTTAATAATTTAGTCATATTTGATATAATAATAACAAATAGAACTAATTGCCAAACGAAAAGAAAGGTATTTAAGTGTTGCATTTTACTTTGTTTTATTGGTGATTAAATTAGATAATAACAAACAGCAAAGAGCAATGGAGGGGCCCAATGTCTCAGCCTTGTAATAGATTGCCCCAATTAATAAGAGGGCTAAAATTGTGGTGATGTGTTTCATGTTATTAAGGTTTAATTATTTTATTTAACTTTTGATCAAAGATTGGGTAAAAGTTATCACGATCGTTTTTGTTCATGGCATAAACCACGTCATTAAATTGATAGTATTCATTACCTCCTTTTGTACCAAAGGCGTCAAACTCTGGTGCACCATATCCGAAAGTGTAAAAGTTTATTACCTTTCTTTTACGTTCCAATTCAGCCCTTGACATTGTGTTAAAGTTTTGTTTTGTGTTCATGTTTAATGGTTTTATTGTTACTAATGAGACCTAAAGTTAAGGTATTAAATTGTAAATAATGTTAAATAATGTTAAAAGATTGTAAAAATATTACCCTTTTATCGGTCCATATTTAGTACACCAGTAAAGATATTTTACCATGGTAGTAAGTTGTGCATATATTATATATTGTATATTGTATTATATAATGTATATTATATTATATATTATATATTGTATAATAGAATAAATAATATATCCTATATTATATTAGGACCGCTTTACCAGTTGCATCAGATTGTGCTAGTGATTAATTAGTGAGCTGTTGTTTATGTTTTGCGATTGAGTCAGTAAGATATCATATATTAAAATACTTACTTGAATACCCTACGAAAGTTATCCTATTTAACATAATGGTAATTATAAGACAAATCTATCATTGATTATCAATGAGTTATAAATTAAAAAATAATGGTGGGTACCCTCTACCCCTTTCATTCGCACCAAAAATGGGATATACCCCTTGTGCCTCTCATATTTTTGATATAAAACATTGTTTTGCGATATTTTAATATTTGGTATTATTGTTGTAGCTTTGACTTCTATGAAAGATACAGTATGTAAAAGGTTGTACAAATGCAAGTGTGGTATTGTCCAGGAGGAGTATGTTTGGAGTAGTGAGATTAGGGAGAAGGAGATTGAGTGCACAAAGTGTGGGATGATTCTTGGGTTTAATAACATAAAGATAGACAAGGTAGTGAGTATTGTCTCTATCAGAACGCCAACCAAAAACCGATAATATGAACGCAGAGTTTAAGGATATAACGAAAGAAGCATTTATTATTGCTTACAGAGAGAATTTTGGAAATATTACCATAGCTTGTCAAGCGTGTGGTATTAGTAGGACTATGTATCAAGGATGGATGAAAAATGATATGGAGTTTAGAAAGACCTTAGCTGAAATAGAGCCAGAAGAGATTATGTTGGATTGGGGTGAGCATAAGTTGATGGAGAGGATTAGTAAGGGCGATACTTTAGCTACGATGTTTCTGTTAAAGACAAAAGGCAAGAGAAGAGGGTATATTGAAAAGACGGAGGTTGCTCATGAGGGTGATGTGGTGAAGCAGATTACGGTTAACGTGTTAAAGCCTGGTGCTACCTTGGCGGATATTCCAAAGTTGGATGGTGACGAGAATAAAACTTTACCAGAAAGTTCGCCAATAGAGAACTTTGAGTCTGAAAATTCTCAGATTATGAACTTTGATACCCAAACTGACGATACTTATTTTGTTCCAGCTACTGCTGCTACGGTTCCTAGTTTTGATACCGAAGAATTAATGGAGGTTCCGCTTTATAATCATGATAAAGGCGAGTTATTGGACTTGAACGAAGATGACGAATACGAAGAATAGTGTTTAAAGGCCATTTTAAGGCGATTCTAGCCATTATCTCTACCATAGTAGTATATTGACCTTAAAAATATATTACCTAGTCTTAAATTGTCTGTAATTAGATTTTTTAATTATTGGTAGTAATACTACGCAAATGTTCACATTTTTAAACTGTACACGAATACGTGAACATCACAAATTGTGACATCCAATTATACCTTATCAATCAATAATGTGTCATATATAGGTCAAAATGAGCCGATTTTGGTTGATATACGGCTCATTAACGATTGATAGGTGTCAAATAGTAGGATTATTGACTTACATACCCCTACCTCGCTATAAAAACAAAAAGTTGTAGCTTCGTTTCACCAAACCATATTTTTTAATTTTTCCCCATGACTTATGAACGTAACCACCAACGTCGTTTTCGAAATACTGCAAGAAAGCCAAAAAAAAATATCCGTTATGCAAGGCGGAACAAGAAGTGGCAAGACCTACAATATCTTGACCTGGTTTGTAGTAAAGCTCTTGCAGGAAAGCGGAAAGACCTTGACTATCTGTCGTTCCTCGCTACCGTCTATAAAGGGCTCTGTAATGAGAGACTTTGTAGAGATACTGTCGAAATATGGCTTGTACTCAGAAGAAAAACACAACAAATCAGAAAACCTTTATTTTTTGGGTAATAATACGGTAGAGTTCGTATCAACAGACCAACCGCAGAAAATCAGAGGTAGAAAACGTAATTACCTTTTTATCAACGAGGCCAATGAGGTAAACTACGAATCTTGGATGCAGTTAGCTCTAAGAACCACCGAAAAGATAGTTATTGATTATAACCCATCAGATTACTACAGTTGGATTTACGACAAGGTCGTTCCAAGAGAAGATGCTGACTTTACCATAACTACTTACAAAGACAATCCGTTTTTAGAGAAGTCACTCGTAGAAGAGATTGAAAGACTAAAGGATTCAGACGTTCAGTATTGGAGAGTTTATGGTTTAGGAGAAAGAGCAATATCAGAAGCAACTATTTACACTCATTGGAAACGCAGACGTAATTTCCCAGAAGGCGGAGAAATATTTTATGGACTTGATTTTGGTTATAACAATCAAACAGCCTTGGTTCGTGTAAAACACTATGATGGTGAAATATACGTAGAGCAACTTGTGTACGAAACTAAAATGTCTACTTCAGTACTTATTGACAAATTAAAGTCTTTGGGCCTTGGTAAACGAGATGAGATATTCGCAGATGCCGCAGAGCCTAAAACTATCGCAGAGATTAATAAAGCTGGGTTTAACTTAAAGACAGCGATTAAAGATGTTTTCGCTGGAATCAATAAGGTAAAATCATTTTCTTTGTATGTTAAAAGCGATTCGTTAGATTTGTTGGATGAGGTTAAAAACTATAAATGGAAAACCGACCATGATGGTAATACCCTTGATGAACCAGTTAAGTTTAGAGACCACTTAATGGATGCCATGAGGTATGCCATATACACAAAATTCGCCAAACCAAAAAGGGGTTGGGTAGTGTAGGCTAAAAATTTGTTACTTTTGTAAAAATATCATATAGCGTGAAATTAAATGAAATATTAGCAGCGATTAATCCTTTTCAACAAAAGGCTAAAGCTCCAAACGGAATGATAAATGTTACTAGCCCATTTGCCGATTTTGGAGGATTACTTGCTGGAAGAACCTTATATCCAGAACTTAACCAAAGAAAATTTGTACTTGACTACGAAAACAATAGTGAGGTATATGCAATCATAAAGCGTATATCTAAAACTGTATCTACTGTACCATTTTATGTTTACAAGGTAAAAGACAAGAAATCACTTACTCGCTACACAGCACTCACTAAAAACTCTACAACTACTCAAGACTTAGCTAAAGCTGAGTTAATGAGAGTAAAAGCTATAAGTGAGATTGCAGATTCCCCATTAAACAATTTATTAGAAAAACCAAACGAATATCAATCTCTTTCTGAGTTTATCGAAAGTGTTATTGGTTATAAACTTATTTGCGGCAATTCTTACGTATGGGCTAACCGATTAGAAAATGGTAAGGTTCAAGAATTAGTCGTGCTCCCTCCACAATACATGGCCATCATTTCTGATGGAACTATCAATGGGGTTGAAGGTTATTCTTTTACGCTTGTTGGATGGGATTTCTTAGATGCGAAAGACGTAATCCATCTAAAATACTTCAACCCTTACTTTGACACTAACGGTAATCAACTATATGGACTTAGTCCTTTACAAGCTGCTTACAGAACTGTTCAGCGTAGCAACGATGCCAAAGATACATCTGTTGGTATGTTACAAAATCAAGGACCTAAAGGTATCTTGTATGCTGACGAAGGTAATAACTTCGGACAAGAAGAAGCTGGTAAGTTAAAAGAAGATTTCTACAATCAGTACGGAACTAAGACTCAAGGTCAAATTGTTCAGAACGCTGGTAAGATTTTAATTGCTGGTGCTAAGTTGGGATGGGTTAACATGGGATTATCTCCTATTGACCTTCAGCTTTTAGAATCTGAGAAAGTTACTCTTAGAGAACTTTGTAACGTGTACGGAGTAAACTCTGCGTTGTTTAACGACCCAGATAATAAGACTTATAACAACATGAAGGAAGCTAAAAAGGAAATGCTTACGCAAGTAGTACTTCCAGAGTTAGTAGCACTTCGTGATGCTTTCAATAGATTCTTTGCAGTTGAAATTGGTAATGGCTACTATATCGATTTTGATATTACAGTATTCCCAGAATTACAAGAAGATATGAAAGAGCTTTCTGCTATCTTATCTCAATCTTGGTGGATTAGTCCTAATGAAAAAAGAGCAGCTATGCGTTATGATACTTCTTCTGACCCAGTGATGGATGAGATATTTATACCAGCAGGTTATCTACCTATTGATGAGTTGACAATGTTGCAAGACCCTAGAAATGCTCAACAACAAGGAGATTACAATGTACCGCCAGTGAAGAACGAAGGTTTTTTTTTGAGTAAGAGTGAAAGATTAGATGAGGTTTATTCTAAGTATAAGGCTATAACGAATATGGGCTATGCAGAATTAGAAGCCTGGTCTAAAACAGAATGTTCAAAGAAAGCATCTTTAGACAGAGCACCGATAGAAAGAAATTTAAGATTGCTGTCTAAGAGCAAAGAAGATTGGACAAGTAATGATATTGAAGATGCTAACAGAACAATTAGCTTTGTCAGTAGAATGAAAGGAGCAGAACAAGGAGAACCAGCATCAAAAGGATGCCCTTCTAAAAGAGATATATCACTTAAAAACTGGGCTTACGACCCATCAAAATAAATATTATGAAATCATTTGAAAAATTAGAAAAGGCTTTAGAATTATTGTTTGAAGAAAAGGCAATCAATAAGACTAACCCAAAAGGAATCTCACACGCTAATAGTTTAATTGCTAGTGGTGATGTCACTAAGCCATCATCTTGGGAAAGACCATCTGTAGAAATGGAAAATGCTTATATCGATGAGAATGGATGGGATGAGTTTGCTAAATGGTTTTTGGGAGTTGATACATCTATGGACAAAGAAACTAAAGGACATTATGGTTATATCTATACTTCTGATTTTAAAACAGTTGATAGGGAAGGTTTACGAGCAATTAGACAAAGGTCAGCACAAAATGGATTGACTTCTGTTTTTGCAGCAGCAGGTAAAATGATAGAAGCTATAGATGCCAAAAAGTAATGGCAAAAATATATACCTCATCTCAGCAATTTGCCTTACAACAAAAAATTGCAAGGAAGTCGATTAGAGAGTTTCAGCCGAAAATACTATCGGCCTTACAATCTGATTTCGATAAAGCTGCTAAATTGGTGAAAGATTATGGAGTTCAACAAACGATTAATAATAGGAATGCGTTATTTGACGGCAAGAATATTAATAATATTTTACGAACTTTGTATGAGAGTACAGGTGGTTATACCGCTATGAAGTACGAAAAGATATTTGACAAGTATAAAAAAGACGAATCAGTAGATTTAGACCCATCGAACATTATGGATGAATGGTTAGCTTTCATGTTGTCTTATTGGACAACCTACAGCGGAACTAAAATGTATGGGATTAAAAATACTACCAAGAATGAGATAACAAGAATCTTGAACGGCTCTATTAGATACGGACAAGAAAATAACTTGAGTCTTAACGAGGTTAATTCACTTGCGATTAAAAGCCTAAAAGAAGGAAAAATTAACAACGCAAGGAGTCTACTGATTGCTAGAACGGAATCTCATCAAGCACTAAGTGCTGGTATGATGGGAGCAGTTAATTTTGTTAACATACCTTTGCTCAAGCAATGGGTGGCAGCAGATTATCCTGCTAAGAATAATAGGTATCGAGATTGGCATAGAAGTTTGGATGTGAGAACTAATCCAGATAGAGGCGGAGTCAGAATACCAATTAATCAACCGTTCATGGTTAATACGCCAGAAAGAGGAGTAATTGAGATGCAATACGCACATGATGCAAACGGAGGTGCAATGAATAATTGTAACTGTAGATGCTGTACTGTGTTTTTTGCTTAAACAAATATATATGAGTAATTTTTATAACAAGAAAGCAGTTAGTGGTGTTCCAGTCGATATGGCTGATGATACAAGAACTATTGAGGTTTACTATTCTGCGTTTGGTAATGTAGATAGCGATGGCGATGTAATTATGCCAGGGTCATTTACTAAGTCTATTAAAGAGAATGGTCCACAAGGCAAGAATAGAATCTGGCACTTGTTTAACCACTCTACAGACAAGCCAGTATCTAAGCCAAAGGAATTGGTAGAAGATGCGTTTGGTTTAAAGGCAATCGTTAAGATGCCAAATACAACTTTAGGTAGAGATACTTACGAGTTGTATAAAGAAGGTCATATAACAGAACATAGCATTGGATTCCAGACTATAAAGTCTCAAGCTAAATCTGGATATAACGAAATACAAGAAATTAAATTGTTTGAAGGTTCCTCAGTTTTATGGGGAGCTAATTCTAATACGCCAACAGTTATGGTTAAGTCTGAAATCAAGTCAACTCTAATTGATGAGATAGCTAAAACTATCAAGTCATTGAGAAATGGTTTCTACACAGATGAAACTTTTAGTTTGTTAGAGTTAAAACTAAAACAATTACAACAATATCTCGCAGAGATGGAAGATGAAGAATCAGTCGTTTCGGAAGAACAACCGCCAGTAGACGCACCAACTGAGTTGCAACCAGAAGGTGAATCAAATATGGCATTGGAAGAAGAAGAGGACCCGATGATTTCCATTGAAATTGAGGTAAGCAAATATTTACAATCATTTAAAATTTTCAACTAATGGTAGAAGAAATTAAAAGTGCTTTCGAAGGCGTTAAAACCGAAGTAAACGGTGCTATCGAAACACTAAAAGCTGATAACGCAGTAGCGGTAGATGGCTTAAAAACGGAATTAGAAGAATTAAAATCTCAAGTTGCTGTAGTTAAAGATGCTGCAGACAAATTAGAGGCAAAAAACAATCGTAAGACAATGAACGAAAATCAATTTAAAGGTTTCAATGCCACTTTAGGTGAGCAAATTGAAAAAAATGCGGACAACATCGCAAAATTAGGTCGTGGTGAAATGAAGAATACTTCTTTCATTATGGACACTAAAGCAGTAGGTAACATGACAGAAGCAGTTAACTTGACTGGAGATATTCCTCGTCAATATGCTAACCAAGTTTATGGTTTACCTTCTCGTAAAATTCACGTTAGAAGTTTGTTACCAGTAGGTACAATATCTCAAGGATTATTTACTTTCCCTCAAGAAACTGGTGGTGAAGGTGCTCCTGCTAACCAAACTCAAGGTAGTGCAAAAGCTCAAGTTGATTTCGATATCAGCATGGTTAATGCTCCTGCTCAAGTTATTGCTGGTTATGTTAAAATCTCTCGTCAAATGTTAGATGACGTTCCTGCTATGACTTCTTTCTTACAATCTCGTTTGTTAGAGAAATATTTAGTAGCTGAAGATAGCCAATTATTATTCGGTTCTGGTTCTGGTGTTAACTTGCAAGGTATCACTGGTGTAGCTTCTGCTGCAACTGGTGCTGCAACTGTAGACGTTGAGCAATTAGTACAAGCTATTGCACAAGTTGAAAACAGCAACTACTCTGCAACTGGTATCTTAATCAATCCTTTAGATTGGGCTGCTATTGTAAACACTAAGAACACTAACTCTGCGTATTCTTTACCAGGTTCTACAGTAGTTACAACTGATGGTCAATTATCTATCGCTGGTATTCCTATCTTCAAGTCTACAGCAATGACTGTTGATAAGTTCTTAGTAGGAGACTGGTCAATGGGTGCTCAAATCATGCAACGTAATGGTATCTCTGTTCAATTCTTTGACCAAGATGGTAACAACGCTGTTGAGAACATGATTACAGTTCGTGTTGAGGCAAGAATCGCATTCCCTATCTACTACGCTGGTGCGTTTGTATATGGTGATTTCGGTAACGTAGCTTAATCTTAGATTAACTCAAATATAAAGGGGGCAGCCAAAAACTGCTCCCTTTTTTATGTCTACTATATTTTAGTTATTTTTGTAAAAATATCGGTTTATGCAGATTATAAGGGATGTGACAACTACAGTAGAGCCAGTTTCAGAACCAATAACATTGTCTGAGGCTAAGAACTATCTAAAAATTGATTTTGATGATGATAACGACTTAATTAGCTCTTTAATAGTTGCAGCAAGGGTTAGATTAGAAAAATATGCTGGTGTGGCTATGACAGCTCGTACTTTACAAGTTGTAGCCTATGTAGATGAGTTTATAGAACTACCATACGCACCACTTAACAATATCACTAAAGTTGAATATTGGAATAATGATAGCTGGACAGAAATTACAATACCTCAGTATAATATCTTAGGAACTACGTATAAGAAGCTATATATGAACTCCATTAGTCACATGGAATTTAGGTTTACTTATACTTGTGGTTATGCAACTACTCCTGCAGTAATGAAAACAGCCTTATACAAGATTCTTGCTGATTTATATGATTATAGAGAATCTTCTGTAGAAGATAGTAAGCCAAATGCTAACATAGCATCTGCATACGAATTAATGAAGCCTTTTAAACGAGTAAGCATAATATTATAATGATAAGTAACTTAAAAAATAGAATTACTTTTCAATCTAAAGTATCAGAATCTGACGGTGCTGGTGGTCAAGTTTTAACTGATGTTGACTATTATACTTGTTGGGCTGAGATATTTAGAGAAAATCAAAATAAGACAAACATTGCTGGTAAGGATTCTATATCAGATAATATTGTTTTTAGAATAAGGGATGCACAAAGTATCTCTATTTCTAATGACCTTACTATTCTATATAATAGCAATATCTACTTGATTAGCAGCATTATAGATGAAAACGACAATAAGAATTATTTAAGAATCACTTGTTCTACCTTAAAGAGAGTTGGTACTTGGGATAGTATTACTGCTTTCTGGGAGAACATTAGTACAACCTGGGAAAATACTTAATGTCATTCAGAATAGAATATAAAGGCATAGATAGACTTTCTAAGCGATTTAAGGCTGCTCCAGAAGAAGTTAAGAAAAAGGTTCACGATATAATAAATATAACTGTTTTGAGTATCGAGAATAACGCTAGGGCACGTGCACCGTTAGGAGAGACTTATGGATTAAAGGGTTCTATATATAGCATCCCATATAGTGGAAGCTATGGTGCGGTAGTTGGAGCACGTATTTATTACTCGCCTTTTGTCGAGTTTGGTACTGGTCCAGGATTCCAAATACCAGTATATAGGAACTTAAATATGACGTCACTTGAGGGATATGCAAATACATTTAAACGAAATAAAGGAAATGTAGTAAATTTGCCCCATAGACCGTTCTTATTTAATACAGCTTCGGAAGAACTATATAAAATGGTTAATACAATTAAAAAAATTAAAATATAATGGCTACTCTTCAAGGTAAAGCGGTAAAAAATACATATAGACAAGTATTACAAATTGGTGCTAATAATTTAGGCGTAAGTGGTACTTTGCAACCAGTTCAAGATGGTTCTGGTGTTAATACTGCTTTGTCATTATCTACTATAACTGCAACTGTTAATGGTGATTTAACTGTTACTGGTGATTTAATTATTACTGGAGGTGGATTACAAATTAAAGAATTAATTGATGATACTGTTGCTAATTTGATTAAAAATGGTACTGGTATTACATGGACTTATAATGATGCTGGTGGTACTTTAACTGGAAATTTCACTGGAACTACTACGGTTGTACCAGAAGGTACTAACTTATACTATACTCAAGCAAGATTTGATTCAGCTTTCGCTGCTAAGAGCACAACGAACTTGGCAGAAGGAACGAATCTTTATTTTACAACTGCAAGAGGTGATGCAAACTTTGCAACTAACTTTGCAACTAAAACAACTACTAACTTGCCAGAAGGTACAAACTTGTACTTTACTAACGCAAGAGCTAGAGCTGCTTTAAGCGTAACAGCAGGAACTGGTATATCTTATGATAACACAACTGGTGTTTTTAACTTAGCTGCAATTCCAAACGCAAGTTTAACTAATAGCTCAATAACCATAAACGGTCAAGTTACAGCATTAGGAAGCTCTGTTACTTTAACTACAACAAACATTGCAGAGGGAACTAACTTATATTTTACAAATGCAAGAGCAAGAACAGCCCTAAGTGTTACTGCGGGTACTGGCATTGATTACAATAGCACTACTGGTGTATTTGGATTATCTGCTATACCTAATGCAAGTTTAACAAATAGTTCAGTAACTATAAACAGCCAGGTGGTTTCTTTAGGTACTTCAATTACTTTGACTACTACTAATATAGCCGAGGGTACTAATTTATATTGGACCGATGCTAGATTTGATACAAGATTTAGCACAAAGACTACTACAAACTTAACAGAGGGCACAAACCTTTATTATACACAAGCTAGATTTAATACTGCCTTTGCTGCAAAGTCTACTACAGATTTAGCTGAAGGAACTAATTTATATTATACAGATGCTCGTGCAAGATTAGCAATAAGCGAAACTGCTGTTGGATTAGACTATTCTAACACTAGCGGGGTTCTTAGTTTAACCGCTGGTTATGCTATACCAACTACAGTTAAATTAGGTCAATACGATACAGCTTATAATCGTTCTATCGTATCTGCTGCAGTAACTGGTACTACTACAAAAACATTAACCTTAACAGAACAAGATGCTAATACAATTACAGCTACTTGGACTGACTTAGGTATAACTACTATAAATGGAACCGCAAATCAGATTGCCGCTACTACTGTTGGAAATACTACAACCATCGGATTTACTAATGACGTTACAATGCCAAACAACTTAATTGTTAGTGGTAATTTAACAATTAATGGTACTGCGACTTATGTAAATACACAATCAATATCGGCTAAAGACCCTTTATTTGAGGTCGCAAATGATAACAATACTACAGATGCTGTAGACATAGGATATTATGGAAGATATTATGATTCTATTCAAGAAAGAGTAGAGTTTACTGGTTTATTTAGAGATGCTTCTAATGCTGGAAAGTTTAAATTTTTTACTGGCTTAGTAGATGAACCTACTAACGTAGTTAATACAAGTGGCGTTGGATATACAGTTGGAACATTAGTTGCAAACTTTGAAGGTAACTTAGCTGGTACTGCAAACGCTGCAAACGTACTTTCAACTGCAAGAAGCATAAGTGCAACTGGTGATGCTGCATGGACTGTAAACTTTGATGGTAGTACAAACGCTACTGCTGCTTTGACTTTGGCTAATACTGGAGTTACTGCTACAACTTACGGAACTTCTACTGCTGTGCCTACAATAGCTGTAGATGGCAAAGGTAGAATTACAAGTGCTTCAAATACAAACATTGCTTTTCCAGTTACAAGTGTAAACGGAGCTTCTGGAACAGTAGTTTTAACAACTTCAAACATCGCAGAAGGGACTAATCAATACTTTACAAGTGGTAGAGCACAAAGTGCTATTACTATATCAACAACTGGCACAAGTGGTGCTGCAACATATACAAGCGGTAATATTAATGTACCTATTTACATAGGTGGTAGTGGTAGTATAAATCAATTAGCATATTTTGATACTACTGGAACTATTAGTTCTTTATCAACTGCAACTTATCCTTCATTAACTGAATTAAGTTATGTTAAAGGTGTAACAAGTGCAATACAAGCACAGATTAATACTAAGGCTGCAGATAATTTAGTAGTTCATTTAGCAGGAGTTGAAACAATTACTGGTGCTAAGACATTTTCAGATACTATAGTTGCTCCACAAATAAAGGCATCTACAAGCGGAGGTTTAAGTCTTAATGCTAATAGTGGA